AAAAAAATCAGGTACTTTGGCGGAGAACTGCTGCGGTCCTTTTTCACCGCATAATCCACACCATATTTCCGGGCGATTTTCTCAAACTCCTTGATAGAGGGGTCTGTGATCTCAATATTGGATATTCCCTGATTCTGCCCGACAAGCTGCTTCACAGTCTGTTTTCCGTGCGGAATAACCGGCGCATCACGGCTTCTCTGCTTTTGCAGTTTCTTTTCCTTGCGATGTGCCATGTACTTGCTTATGGCAGCCTTAAACATTCTGCCGGTAAACTTTGTTCCACTGACAACCAGCGTCAAAGTTCTGTTTTCCACTTCTTCCTGCATTTTCTCTCCTCCTTTCCACGAAGTTTGCAGGGAATCTCATTTTTTGCTAAGGCGGAACCACCAGCCGCCGCAGAAGATAACGCTTCATAACGCCCTCCTTAGCGTAACTGGTCAGTACGGTCATAGTGCAGATTGCCCTGACACACCTTTGCGTGGCTCAAAATCTTAATCTGCCCTTTCGCTTGACTGTCCAGAGCTTTTTCATAGCCTATATCTGACAAAAACAGGCGGGTGCGTTCTCCTTTCCAGCCCACCGGGGAATCATGCGTCAGCACATCAAAAATAATCATGTGCCGGGTGTTCTCCGCAAATCGCTGGAGATCCATGTAGTCATGGCCGTGGTAGTTCTGCGCCCCAGCTTTCTGGCGCATTTCCTCCATCAGCTGACCGATTGTTTTGCCTTCCTGCATAAAACCCACTTCCTTTCTTATGAGACCAGCAAGATCATTTCCCGCAGCTGGGCAAAATAGAGCTTGCCTTGGGGCGTGACCAGCGTGTAGGAACCGATATGACCGTGGTTGCAGTAGTCTTTGACGCAAAACAGCCCTGTATTTTTCACATTGGCATAAGGCAGCACATTGCCGGATGCCGTGCGGTACACAAAACGCCGTTCTATCAGAAACCGGACAAACCGGCGCTCCGGGACATCCAACTCTTTGGCGGTAGTTCTGAGATTGGTGCTGTGCTTTAAGTCGATGAACAGGTCATAGAAAGCGGCTTTGCCCTCCAGCTGTGCATTTTCCTTACGCAGAGAAATATTTGCTTCACGCTCAGCCAACAGGTCTGAGCAGAGCTTCATCAGTGCTTCCGGGGAAGTGGCAATCTCCCACAGCTTCTCTTTTGTGAGATAGGCCCCGTGCTTACGAATGGTAGGCAGGACCTCATCGAATACCCACCGTTCAAACTGCTCTGCCGATGGCAATTTGCTGTGAACGATCAGGCGGTACAAATCGCCTTCTGGGATAAACGTCATACTGATTTTGCGGTCGGGGCTTTGTGGGTGAGGTGCGTCGCGTTTCACGACATACCTACAATGGCGGATAATTGCATCGCGGGGATTGCTGTACCCCAGCGCAGCGGCCACATCCGTTCCGCTGAACAAATATTTGCCATTTTCCTCAATGACACGGATACTACCAAACTCCGGGTTTTTGAAAATTTCCATCTGGTTCATGTCGTGCCTCCTTTGGCATGATAAAAGGCGGCCTTACCAGCCGTCTGCGTTCATATCGTGATTGACCTGTGAAGTGTAGTGGTTGCTGATGGTGGTGGGTGCGTTAAACAGCACTGTCAGTAGGTACTGCTTCATGTTGCGGACCTCGGTGGTGTTTTTCTGCAAGCTGTCCATGACAAACCGGATATGTTCGCTGTCCAGCTTCAAAAAACGGGAGCGCACCACCTCATGGGGAAAGTCGCTGCCAGCGATACGGGTGGTTTTGCGTCTGGCACAGACTGTTTCCACCATCAGCTCCACGATCTCGTCTAAATCCTCCCGATAGGTGGCAAACTCCCTGCACAGGTAGTCGTACTCGATATTCTCCAAAATCAACTCCCGATAATTTTCTATCTCTGTGACAGACATCGCATCCCTTCCTTTCCGTTCCGGCGGTCTTGCCGCCGCTGTTTCCCGGAAGGGAATGGAATCGGTACTTGATCCATAAGTAATTGATTTTTCTGTATTTGATTTCTCTATATTTAATTCTGCGGGCTTTTCCGTATCCGGTTTTACCATATCCGGGTTTTCCGTATCTGGTGAAGCCGTATCCGGCTGAGACAGATCCGGCTGGGGCTGTTCATAGATGACATACTCGGTATCTGTGATCCGCCCACTTTTATCGCGTCTCTGATGGCGCACGATATATCCGGCTCCTTCCAGTTCACGCAGGGCAGCACCGATGGCATCTACGCCCTCCTTACAGATCTTTGCAAGGCCACGGGTGGTGTAATTCCAGTCCTCCGGCAAAGACAGCATCATGGATAACAGCCCTTTGGCTTTTAACGACAAGTTTGCATTTCGTAAATGATGATTGCTCATCACGGTATAATCACGGGTCCGTTCAATGCGAAAAACGGCCATCGACCTCACTCCTTCCGAATTTTGGGTACAAAAAAACCGCAATCCTCATTTCAAAGAATTGCGGTGTTCAACGCTTTTCAAATTTTCTCGCATAAAACCAAAACAGCGGCTTTTGGGGACGCGCCCCTGTAAATGGTTCCTCCTGAGCGAAAGGAAGTGTTTGCATCACGCGGTCAATATCCGTTGAATCCATGTCATGTTGGGATCTGCAATCTTCCCGGATTGCTTCCTGAATTTCCTTTACTGTACACATAGTCATTCCTTTCCTTTCGTTGTATGGGTTTATGAGCGGCGGCGTTTTCCCGGTTTGAAATCGAGGATATGTCCCTCAATCACACGAGCGTAACGCTTAATCTTAATCTCCTTGCGCTGCTGGCTTTGCAGGGCTGTCTGATACCCGTCCTCAGTCAAAAACAGCCGCATTTCATCTCCGGGGCTGCCATAAGCAGTGCTGGGACGCAGGACAGAAAACTCAATCATCCAGCGGGTGTTATCCCAAAACCTCTCTACGGCGAGAATGTTGTGTCCTTTCAGCTCACGGGCTGAAATATCCCTCATAGGCGGCTCCTTTCATCGTTCCTGGTCTCTCTGACGCTTTTTCTGCCATGCCTCCAGCAGCTTGATGATGGTTTCCTGCATCCGCTGTGGCGTATAACTTTTAGGGAAATACTTCCGCAAGGTGTCAGAGGTAAATGTCACTCGGTCCAGATCACTTTTCTTTTCCTCTCCCATGATGACACGCATCATATCGAGGGTCAGATACCCCTCCTGACTGTATTTCTTGAGCCGCTGGGCTTGGGAAAGAGAAGGGGTAGCCTGTTCGCTGTCCATCGCGTCCAGCAGGTCTACCTGTTCTTCCTTTTTGAGAAAGGACAACTCATAGGCAGGGTTCAGGGCAATCTTCTTTTCATCCACCATATCCATCAATTCAGGAATCAGCTCTGTCAGACGGATATAGCGCTGAACTTGATTTCTGCTCGAACCAGCCTGCTGAGCCAATATTTCATCGGCTCTCAACTTCGTCCCAACTTGGGACGAAGTTAAATCAACTCGCTCTCCCTGATGTTTCATAGCCTCCAGCTTCATTTTGTAGGCAAAGGCTCTTTCGCTGGGAAGTAGGCTTTCTCGCTGTAAGTTGCTGTCAACCATAATGATCGTAGCGGCATCATCATCCAAATCCCGAACAATGACCGGCATGGTCTCCTTTTCTGCCAGCTCACTGGCTCTGTGCCGCCTGTGTCCGGCTACCAGCTCATAACCGCCCTCCGGGTCCGGTCGGGCAATCGCCGGGACCAGAACGCCATACTGCTTGATACTGTCAGCGGTCTCCATCATGGCCTCGTCATCCTTGACTTTGAAGGGGTGGTTCTTGAACGGATGCAGCTCAGACAGCGGAATTTCCTGTATCTTCTCCAGCTTTGCATCCTGACGGCCTTCTTCGGTGGAAAACAGATCATCTACCGAGGCCAGCTCTATTTTTTTCGCGCTGCTTTTCAAGTTTCAACACCTCCTTCGTCAGATTTTTGTAGCCTTCAGCCACCTTGCCGCCGGGATCATGGGCAAAAATGCTTTTTCCCTCGGCGCTGATTTCCTTTGCCCGGACAGAATGGGGGATCTCTGTGCCGAATACCTTGATCTTACTGCCATAGGTCTCCCGCAGGAGCGCGGAGATCTCTTTGGCAAAGTTGGTTCGGCTGTCCACCATCGTCAGCAGGATACCGTCTATCTGGAGCTTGGGATTGATCTGCCGCTTTACCTTGTTTACCGTAGAGAGCAGCTGTTCCAGTCCTTTGGCGGGCAGGTACTCAGCCTGAACGGGAATGATGATCCTGTTCGCAGCGGCCAGCGCATTGACCGTAAGCATACCCAGAGAGGGCTGACAGTCGATGAGGATATGGGAATATTGCCCCTTCAGCGTGTCCAGATATTGCCGCAAGATAGTCTCACGGCTCATGGCATTTACCAGGGATACCTCCATACCAGATAACTGGATGTCCGCAGGCATCAGGTCTACGCCTTCCGCATGATGCAGAATACCTTCTCCAGTGCGTATAGGCTGATCCATCAGAATTTTGCCCATTGCATCGGACAATGTAAATGGCAACTTGTCCGGTTGCGGATTTCCCAGGCTGATTGTCAGGCTCCCTTGTGGGTCCCCGTCGATCAGAAGGACTTTCTTTCCGGCCTGCGCCAGCCCGATTCCCAAGTTGGCACAGGTCGTTGTCTTGCCAACGCCGCCTTTCTGGTTGGCAATGGCGATGATCTGTGTGTTCAAATAAACCTCCTCCTTCTACAAAAAATATCCTTATTCCGAAAAATAGGGATGAAAAAAGCCGCTTACTCAAATAAATGAATAAACGGCTATGTAAGAAATATTCGATTGTAAGTAAAGTTTTATATCACTGCAAAATAACGAAGTGCATCTTTGATTGCTTCTACCTTTTCTGGTGTCGGATGCTTCCTCGGCTGTTTCAATTCCTCTACTGCGTTAGGAGCATCATACATCGGCAATCCCAAATTTCGCTTTACCTCTGCGATATATGCGGTATGTACCTTGAAGCCGTATTTCGCTTCTATGTACTCCTTAATCATTTTGTAGGTCACTTTTTCTTTGGGCTTGTACGCTTCGGCTCTTTTAGCAATACTATCTACCGGAATCTTGCCCTCGCCCTCTCCAAACTCCACATCAATGTGGATATAACTGTCGGCTTTTTTGTGGGACAAAAGAACTACCGTCTCGCAGTGTGTCGATAGGGTAATTGAGATGCACTTTCCAGAGTTTTCACTGTACTCTGGGAGTGAAAAATGTTTCCATCCTCTCTGACGAGGCTGCAAAAATTGACATGATGCACTCTCTCCTGCACCTGCATAGAAAAAGATTGCATTGTATTTTAGATGTAAGCCAGATCAGCTTACGATTGACTCTGCTCTTTCTCTATGGTTCACTTATCCCGTGATGATAACTTCTAAGATATTGTACCATAGATTGTTTATTTGGGAAATTACTTCCCGATAAAAATGGGCAGAAGAAAACCTCCAAATCTGTTGGGGACTTGGAGGCTTGATTCCAACCATTCACTGTTCATTTTGGATTTTTTCAATTAATCTCAAATTCTCCGGTTTAACAGTTCCTATAAAATTCTTCATTCTTGCGTCAAATGAGAGAACATATGACGATGCATCTATTAAAACACACGCACTCTTGGTTTTATCTATATGATCTAGGCATCCAACACAAAGCATATCAAAAATATCATTCTTGTCTAATTTTTTTCCTCTTTCAAACCATGATGTGAACATTACATCCCGAAGATATCTTCTCTGTGTGGCAGAATATTTTCCTTTTTTAAACATCTCTGACACTTTTACTTTCGCTATATCTAGGAAATGTTGGTCTGTTGCCAATGTATCTACTATACACGGCATCGTTCCCATATTTCCATCCAAACCATTTTCAATACTCTTTTGATATGTCTGCTGTACAATACTTATGATATCCTCCTTGTCCTGTTTGCAAGCAACACATCCTTGAATAATAATATTGGTAAGCACACATGCTTCATTCAATTCTTGGATATAAAAATCCTTGAGTACTTTTTTCTCTTTATTTTCATCATACCCTGACTGCAGTTCTTCTTTAATTCTTTCTTCTAATAAATTTTGATATTCTTTATATGCAACTCTTCCAATATACCCCAATATAGCATCTTTGTTTTTTTTTGACAGTCCATCTGTCATCTCTAGTTTGTAATGAGCATATAAATCTTTTGTAATTTCAAAAAATAAAAGTGTAAATTTACTCTCAATTTGAATTTTGCTTTTTAATAATCTATCCGCATAATTTTTGAGAGCTACTTGATCCATATATGCAACACTGGTAATTTCATCTTCACTCACAACATAATCTGGAATATTATTAAAAAGCGGCAACCCCTTCGCATACCTAAATTCAAGTAAACTTTGTAACACTTTGGGATTATTTCTAAAGTGCGTCATTATCTCAATATATACTGAAGTCGGAAGACTCTTTTCGCTCTGTTGATCTAAATATTTTTTCAAACGTTTTTCATCAACTGGTTCTGATGTCATTCCCAATTTGCTTCTTCCATAATATGAATAAAAGGCATTTGCATCCAAAAAAATCATTTTTTCATCCTCTACTTGAATCATTTTTTATCAATAAACTAGTTTGTAATCTTTGTAACTTTTCATACATTATATCACATTTATTCTTTTCTCAAAAAATTTTACACAGGACATATAAAAGGAAACCTCCAAATCTATTATAGACTTGGAGGCTTGATTCCGACCATTTTATTCACAGAAAACTGTTTTCCTGCTACTGTAAAAGAACTATGCAAGCGCAGGTTCCTTCCCTGCAATAATCGCTTTCACTTCTTCTATATCCTTATCTGTGGCTGAGGCTATCTGCTCTGCTGTAAAACCATTCTTATACATTTTCATAATGAGTCCTGCTTCTCCAATCGCAATACCCTTTTCTTCAATTCCCTGACTCAAGTTACACATAACGCTCACATCCTTCCTGAAGTTCTCCTCAATAGGAATATCGTATTCATTTCCAATTATGTTTAGTTTTTCATCTATTGTAAGTTCCTGTGACAGCAACGCCCCTAACAGACGGTGCAGTTCATATGTCTCATCATGTTCCGGCAGATTCTTTGCCAGTCCAAGCATGATGATATTCAGCAGATCAAGATTTCCCTTCCATTCATAGGAACCGATCAAATCTTCTTTTGTGAGATGCACATGGCTCATGCTGCTCTCTTCCATGTTCATACATACCCAGATTGAATATACACGCTTAATGTCATCGTAGCTGGAATTCTCAAAATCACGTTCTTTTTGTGATGAGATCAGTCTGCTCACATAAAAGATTGCCCGATTTAAGATTTCGTATCCCTTCGGCTCATCTTTCTGTGCTTCCACATTTATGATGATCTGTGACAATCCGTCTCTCATACGCACATAAAAAACGATATCAAATCTTACCAGACCTTCATTGATCTCTTCATTTTCTGTGTTGAAACCGACCAGTCTCTCACCATTTTTTTCGCTGGCTGCATTTGTGAGTCCAAGCTCTACCGGTACCGTACTGATATGTGGTGTTCCCTCAATGCAGTCGACCACATCCTTGGGATTCATGCCCTTAAACTCATCAACTGTTTTTACCAGTATATGTGCCAGTATGCTTTTCTGTCCTAACAGACGCTTTGCACTCGTATCATACTGTGCTTTTGAGTCTGTTGCTTTCACTGCATTTTTCAATTCTGTATTCACTGGCCTTCCTCCTTTTTGTAACAGATATAGTCATCCCTAAAAAGGCATCTGACCACATCTATATTATAACTTACCCGTTTCTTTTATACAATCAATTTTTACATCGTCTGCACCGGTGCATGTTGTTCCTGCTCCTCATGTTCCAAAACATCCTGTTCTGACACATGGTCTACACTTTTTGCTTGCTCCTGCCCTTTTGCCATATACCGGATTTTAATGCTGCTGTAATCAACCCCTGCCGGTTCCAGCACTTTTTTCTCTAACATATTTAACATCGCTTCTGTGTCAAATTTTCCCTCAAAATAAAGTTCCTCATCCACCTTTATCGGTACATCCATTTCTTCCGGTGAACTGCCAAGGATCGTCCTCCAGCGTCCGGCTACTTTTCCACACATTTCCATAAATCTTTCATGGATATCCGGCTGTTCATTACAGGTCTGCAAAATCTTTTGTGCCACCTTTCTCCATGTAGGTGTCTCTATCCATTCTCCCGGTGCGAACTGGACTGCCAGTGGTCTTTTCCCTTTCAGTTCCGCCGGGGATACTGTGATAAGGCTGCTTTCCCGGATCGTATCTCTCTTATCTGTATGCATCTCCCCACTCCGGTACATCTGGAGCAGTGCATCACATTTCGTGTTTACAAGCTGTAACATTTCCTCCCTCAGTTCTTCTATCAGTTGCTCATAATTCATACGCTTTTCTCCTCCTGTCGCACACTTACTTCATGTGCTTTTTCTATATCCACTTCCCTTTACTCATTTTCCGCTATATATCGCTCCTGCTGTTCTTTCCTATTTTTGTGCCAACAATAAAACGCCCGGATCATCGGGCATTTTATTCTTACCATAAACTGGCAGGAACAACGTTTCCTATTTACTTGCTGCCATTCCTGCCGCAGTCTTACTCATATCGAATCTCCTGTTCCATGACAATGCCTGACTGGAACTGTATCAGCAGCTTCTCGCTGGATTCCACTTTGATGGTCGAGATCAGCCGTCTGACAAGGTCATTGTCGAACTCCTGTATCTGGCAGGTGCGTGTGCTTAAGTAATGGTCGATGTCTTTGATTCTCTGTTCATAGCTGTCAGACATCTGTTTCTCGTTTCTGGCTGTTTTCTGTGCCTCTTTTAAGGCATTGATTTCCTCTGCTATGGTGCGGTAGCGTTCATCAAACTCCGGTGTGTAAGAGCCGGTCTTTGCATTCTCTGCAATCAGTGCCACCATCTCATCCTGCTTTTCTTTTATCTTTTCTTCGTATTCTCCGGACTCTTTTGCGGTGCTGTAGCTCCCGATGACATGGATGATGTTCTGCCGGAAGTTTTCCATAAATTCCATATCATCACTTGTGATCCTGTGGATGGCTTCCATCACCGCCCTGTTTAATGCGTTCTCTTCGAGTGTCTCGGATTCCCCGCATTTCTTCACTCCGTTGGTCAGCCGGTTGCTGCATCTCCAGACCACTTTCTTTTTCCCGTTTCTCGCCCAGGTGACCCTCCGGTACTCCTGTCCGCATTTTCCGCAGATCAGCATGCCGGTCAGTGCATAGGTGGAGGAATACCTGCTCCTCTGGTTTTTCTTCCGGGTGACAGCCGCCTTGCATAAGGATGCCCTCCGCATCATCTCTTCCTGCACCCTGTAGAACAGTTCTTTCGGTATGATTGCCTCATGGTCATCTTCCACATAATACTGCGGTACGAGTCCGGTGTTCTTGACTTTCTTTTTTGTCATGAAATCCACCGTGTAGGTTTTCTGCAGGAGTGCATCTCCCATGTATTTTTCATTGCGGAGCATTTTGTCTATTACCGTGGAATGCCATTTGTCCTGCCCTGTGGCGGTCTTGATTCCCTGCTCTTCCAGATGCTTTGCGATCTTCCCGGTACTGTAGCCCTCCAGATAAAGCCGGAAAATCAGCTTTACGATCTCTGCCTCTTCGGGTACGATGACCAAGTCCCCGTCCTCGTTTTTGGTGTATCCCATGAACTTTGTGCAGTTTACGATGACCTTGCCTTTTTCAAATTTCCTCACGACTCCCCAGCGGATGTTCTCACTGATGTTGCGGCTCTCCTCCTGTGCCAGGCTGCTTAAGATGGTGATAAGGATTTCGCCGGTTCCCTCCAGTGTATTGATCCCCTCTTTCTCGAACACCACCGCCACGTTCTTTTCCTTCAGTTTTCGGATGGTCACCAGCGAGTCTACCGTGTTCCTCGCAAACCTGCTGACCGACTTTGTAAGGATCATGTCGATCTTTCCTGCAAGGGCATCCTGTATCATGGCATTAAAGTCTGCCCTCTTTTTGGTGTTTGTTCCACTCTTTCCGTCATCCGCATAGATGCCGGCATTTTTCCAGTTTTCGTTTTCCGATATCTTGCTGGTATAATACTCCACCTGTGCCTCATAGCTGCTGTCCTGCTCTTCCAGTTCCGTACTGACACGGCAGTAGGCAGCGACCTTCATTTTCTTCTCTGACAGTTTCACATTCCGGTCATACTGCACCTTGGCAGGTATCATGCTGATCTTTTTTGCTGTTTCTGCCATCTGCTCTCCCTCCTAATCCTTGTATCCGGCTGTGACACGGCTCCCATTGATAAGCTCCACTTCTGCCATGTTTCCACCATGCACCCAGATGCGTGCGATTATTTTTCTATATAAATTTTCATCAAATGTTTCCAGTTCCTTTTTTCCTGCAAGGATGTTTTTGATCTCCTCTGTCCGGAACTCCCCATCCCTGACCTCCAGCGTCCGGTATCGTTCCTCTGCCCTTTCATAGAGCAGTTTCATCAGGTCTGTCTCTGTGCGTTCCTGCTCTTCTTTCATGTGCTGCAGGTTCCGCTCCAGAACCCGGTACTGAGGACTGAGCTTTTCCTCCTGCCTTTGTACCCGGAGCAGGCCTTTGTTTCGTATCACTGCATTGATGGCTTCTACACACACCTGCTTTGCCTGCCCGTCTGTAATAAAACTGTTCCTGCAGTTTTTTGCTCTGCCAGTCACATAGTTCCTGCACTTCCACTTGGCAGTGCCGCCACGCTCTTTTTTGTGGTTCGGCTGGATATGGCTGCATACTGCCCCGCATTCTGCACACCAGATGACACCTCCGAAAAGGATTCTTTCATCCCTGCCGGGTCGGTGGTCTGCCCTTCCAAGCTCTGCCCTCACCTTTTCCCGTCTGCGCTGGACTCTCTCAAACAGTTCCTCTCCTATGAGCTGCGGATAGTATTCTGTGCCAAGGTAGCTTGGGTTTTCCAGTATCCTGCCAATGGATGCATGGGTCCAGGACACTTTCCCTTTTGCATTGCATATGTTTCTCCCTTTCAGGTTCTGGGCGATCCTGCCTGCCGCCACTCCGCTGTCATAGTCTGTAAATATCTGTTCCACAATCTTTCTTTGCTCTTCGCAGATGGTGATTTTTCCATCCACAACTTTATAGCCGATTGGCATGTGCCACTGCATCCTGTCCACCTCCCCTCTCCGTCAGTTTCAGTCCGTTGTATAGGCAGAAGGTGATGTCGTGTTCTTTGGAGACCACGATCTTCTCCGCTGTCATTTTAAACAGTTGCTCGTCAAACTCCTCCCTTAATCCGTCCTGTTCTGCAATCAGTTGGATAAGCTGTTCGGTCCGTACAATTTCTTTTGTCCTCCGCAGCTTTCTGGTCAAAAGTGTCTTTTTTCTTCTGCATTCCGTCAGCTGCCAGCCAAGCTTGCTACTGCTCTCCATAAAAAGAGCAGAGTCCATATATCCTTTCCTCATGACTTGGTTTAGGATTTGGCTCTGCCCGCTTATATCTTTGATTTCCTTATCCAGTTGTCTGATTTCCTCACTGTCCTGCCTTGCTGCCACAAGTTCTGTCAGCTCTTTTAACAGCGGCTCTAATATCGTTCCCTGATTGGTGTACAGCTTGTTCCACATGTCTGTAAAAGCCCGGTGCAGTACATCCTCCCGGATGGCTTTCATGCAACAACTCTCTTTATCCTCCACATGTCCGCTGCACGTCCAGATGATTTTCTCATAGGGTTTCCCGATGTAGATTTTCTGCCGCCGGAAGGTTCTTCCGCATTCCCCACAGATGATTCTGCCGGAAAACAGGTATCTTTTGGTGTAGTCACTCTTGTTCATGTGCAGTACATCCACCCGGTATGCCATCAGGTTCCGCACCGCTTCTGCCTCCTCATGTGTGACGATTGGCGGATGGCTGTCCTTGATGAGATACTGGTTTCTCTGTCCGTTGTTTACCCGGCGGACAAATGGGAACCTTGTTTCTGTATAGGTTCTCTGCTGTAGCATATCTCCCTCATAAATCGGATTTTTCAGAATGTCCTGTATCACCCCGTCCTGCCACTTTTCTGCACCCCGGATTGTCGGAATGCCTTTCTGGTTCAGTGCCTTTGCTATCACATACACTCCCATGCCGTTTAGGTAGGATTCATAAATCCACCTTACGGTTTCTGCCTCGGATTCTATGATGACTAAATTTCCATCCTCATCTTTTCCATAGCCATACGCTGGTGTGGATATGATATAGGTTCCATCCTGAAAGCGTTTCTGTATCGCCCAGCGGTTGTTGCTTGAGATGTTTTCTGATTCCCCCTGCGCCACCGATGCCAGGATGGTAATGAACAGCTCGCTTTTTTCTGACAGCGTGTTGATGTTCTCTTTTTCAAAGTAGATTCCAACGCCAATCTCCTTCAGCTTTCGGATGGTCTGGATGCACTCCACCGTATTTCTTGCAAATCTTGTGATGGATTTCGTAAGGATCAGGTCGATGTTCCCATCCTCACAGTCTGCGATCATCATCTGGAACTCATCCCTGTGCTTTACGTTTGTTCCGCTGATTCCTTCATCCGCATACACCCCTGCAAACTCCCACAGGGGGTTGCTCTCGATTTTTTCCGTATAGTACTCGACCTGTGCAGTATAGGAAGTTGCCTGTGCCTGACTGCCGGTACTGACTCTGGCATATCCGCACACTTTCAGCCTGCGTTCTTCCTGTGTATGTTTCTGCGCTTTTGCTGCCTTTATGACAGTCACTTTTTTTGCCATGCTTTTTTCTCCTTTCCCAGTATTTTCAAGGGTTTGCACTCCCTGTCAGCAACATACACTACCACATAGTCCTTTATATATCCAGTGTTATTACAGATATACTTTTGCTAATTCCGGGGAGAAAGTCTTGACATTCAAAACCCGGATTTTTTCCCATTCTTCCTCGGTTAACAGCTTATCTTCATGCATCCTTTTTAAGAGAAATTCGGCAATCTTATACCGCACCTCATTCGCTCCGCCTTCCATCATCTTTTCCCTTTTTCCTCCCGCAATTTAAGAACGTTAAATTCATTCTCCCAAGCCAAACACTTTTGCCCAGAAGAAACACCTTTACATCATCCCGATTTCAGCCATGGTTGCAGCCTCATCTTCTTCCCGGAAATACTGTTCCGATACATCCCTGCTGACTGAAAGCACCTCTCCTGCGTCCTTTTCTCCCATCTGGATTGGGATTAAGAACGGATTGATTTCCTTGCAGAATTCCTGATTCGGACAGCTATTGATAAAATAGCCGCAGGTATCTAATATCAGCCTGTCACACATATCTGTGATGACGATCTTTTCAGCCTCAAACATGTGGCTGCCGATATAATTTGCGATATTTTCTGCCGTAGTCGAGATATAGTCCTCTTTCCGCTCCCCTCCATCACTCGGATAAAGATAGGCATATCCTGCCCTCTCCGTTTCAAAAATCCTTAACATCATTTCGGTATCTTCTTTCTTCATCTCCTGTTTTCCTCCATTCCCCATTTTTCAGCTTTTCTTAACTCCACAAGAATACGGCGGAAGTTCCCCTCCGCCGCATGGTTTCTGTAATTAAGTCTTACTGCCATAATCCTTCACTTCATAAATAAAAAGTGTCTGTCCCTATTCGTCACTACTCCCCGGAACCAAAACGCCGCCAAAACAGAGAAGAAAAAATCCCAAAGCCGGCATTTCATGGGCAGTCAGTCCAGACTGTCTTTGGTCCCTGCCACTCGGACAGGCAGACATCACAGGTATCTCACCTCCACCACTGCGTGCTGGCTAATCTCAAGGTGTATCATTATAGGCCATTCCCCTCTTCGCGCCTGTCCACCACAGACAGGCTGTACCCCGGCTTTCCCGCTCGGCTCCTTAGATGCGATCTTTTTCACAGCATGGCTGGCAGAAAGAACATCTGCCCGATTGCTGCAGGAGTGTCACTGCGCCCCGGTTACGGCTCATGAAACGGCTAACGTATCTGAACTGCTGGATATGGCTGGCAGGATATGGCGTGATTCCATCCTGCGCTCGGAGCCCTGCATTCCTCTCCGGCATTTTTCAATGTGCGTTTTGTCTGCCTGTGTCGTATCCACACACGAGACATGAGAGGATTCCCGGAAGAGACCATCTGTCCAGAAAAAGTTCCTCTCATAAGGTACTCACAGAAAAACACGTTTTGAGGGGGTATTAATCAAAATATTTTTTTATTTTCTTTACCGCACCGTTTATGCTCTCCCGGATGTTCTTCTCTCCGACCCCTTCTTTCGCTGCAATCTGCCGGTATGTCATGCCCTCAAAAAAATAAAAATGCAGCCGCTCTCTCTGCACTGGGGTGAGTGACTGCATTGCTTTCTGCAGGGTTTCTATTTCCATCTGCCGGATGACCGTATCCTCTACCGATTCCCCGGTCAGCTCCACCAGATCTTCCGTTTCTCCCTCTGTATATCCGTCCTTGGTCGTATGTCTGATATCCCGCATTTCCTGTGCGTGGGCTTCTTTGCGGAACGTATCGACAAGTGCCTCGTAGACTTCTCTGGTCACATAGGTGTATTCCAGCTCACCAACTGCATCTTTATAAAAATCCTTTACTCTGATCTTGATCCATTTTGACATTCAAATGTCCTCCATTTCGTAATTTTTTTGAAATGAAGGACATCTGGCGGACCTCTGGGTTCTGCTTTACTGGAAAAAGACAATAAAAAAAGGTGCTGTTCCCATGCAAAATAAAGCATGCAAAACTGCACCCGGATGTTATCCTTATGAACTTTTCCCTTTCTGCCGCCCCCTGCAATCCGGTGCGGCATGAATTCCCCAAAACATGCCACGCCTTTCTTCTCCTAAGCCTTTTTGCGGTACTATACTTGGAAAGAAAGTGCGCTTCAATATAAGTGTAATAAGTCTTACGGTACCTGTAATAAGTTACCGTCTTGGATTGTCATCCTTCCTGTTTTCCAGAAAAAAAGTCCCTTCCGTTTGTTCGGAAAGGACTATCTATTTTCGGTATGTGACTGTATCCATAGCTGTGCTTTTCCTATAAGCATAAACAGTGCCGTGATGCAGATTCCTGTATAAACAGCGTAAGCATACAGTACCTGGCCTGCATGCCACAAAATGCCAAGCACAGCCAGTTCCAACGCTGCAATCAGCCTTGCTTTTCTGCCAAAATGCTTTTGTTCCTCTTTATCCAGTTTTCGGTTCTTGCTGTGCATGGGACTGAGTAAAAAAATAATCCCTGCGGACACCAGCAATACTGCCAGCAGCCATGCCAGCGATGTCTTACAAAACACAGCCTGTGTATAAACCGGAACCAGCAGCACCAGATTGGAACCAAGATAACAGAAAATCCTGCTGTCTGAGTGATATCCACCAGTATAGCTGCGAAGAACCATAAAAGAAAGGGTAAACACTGCCACAACCGCCAGTTGCTCTGTGAGCAGGCCGATGACCAGTGCCGTCACAACGTTTAGAAGCAGGATCATACCATTGCGTATTCCAAACTGGTATAATTCCTGCTCCTCCTCTTTTATGATTCCCCGCTCAACCATACGATGGCTGAGCCATTTCGTCATGATTTAAAACCTTCTGAGTTTTTTGGAATCTTCCGGCATCTTGTCCTGTCCCAGATACCACATGCAGGAACGGTTCGTTGCCATGGTTGTCACCATAAGTGCCAGTGCTGCCATCACACTCATGGATTTGCTGCTCAGTCGGTACATCCAGTTTCTTTTCTTCATTTTTAGTAAAACCCTCCTTTTTTTGATATTTTCACTCTAACAGTTTCCATATAAAAATCAATCTATCTGTAACAAGTTGCAGGTTTGCTGTAATAAGTTGCAAGTTCACTCCAGTTTTGTGATTCCATTGAGCAGAAGGGCTGCCTCAAAATGTTCCCCCTGATCCTTTAACAGAAGCTCCCCGCCATATTTTTCTGCCACTTTCCGCACTGAACGGATTCCCCTGCCGTGTTTTATTTTATCTTTTTTGCTTGTCTGTCGATAGGAACTTGTCCCGGATGGCTTGCTGTTCTTAATGGATAAAAGCAGTCTGCCCTCTTGAAACTTTGATTCTACATGAACATACCGTTTTTCCTGTTCCACTGCCATTGCTGCCTCTATCGCATTATCCAGAAGATTCCCATACAGAACACCCATGTCCCCGATATCCACGGATACTCTCTGGGGGAGCAGCGTTGTAACCTGCATCGGTATCTCTTTCTCTTTTGCCTTTATGCTTTTTACTTTTAATATGGCATTCACCACAGGATTTGCGGAATAAATGATCTCTTCTGCCAGCCGGATATCTCCCAATACTTCCTGCAGTCTGTCCTTGATCAGTTCCGCACTTCCCTGTTCCGCCGCTGCGAGCAGTCCCGTCAGCCGGTTCTTCATATCATGCCGGATGTCCTGTATCTGTTCCTGATACCGTTCCATGTCCTGATAGTATTCGTTCCGGTATAAGATTTCCCTCTGGATCATTTCCTCTTCGTGCTGTTTTTCTTCCACTGTCGTATACTTTTCAATCATCAGAAAGATGATATAGTTTGTGATGATAATGACAAAGATGATGCACATGCACAGCACGACCATCTGTGCCGAGATTAATTCTTTTGCAACCTCTATCAGTAAAAAGCAACTGATCAGGCTGCATAAAGGTATCATTGTCAACATATATTGCGTTTCTTTTGGCATTGCTGATAGTCGAATGCTTCTTCTAGATTTCAGTCTGCAAAACACCTCCACAATAGTTGCTTTCAAAAGTGCCATAAAAAACACGATAAAATAATATGAAACCGTGGTATCGTCCAACACCTTTTCCATGAATGCCTTATTAAACAAATATCCTAATGGTTCTGCAACTCCCATAATCCCCATATACAGCAGAACCGCAATCAGCCTGCTTGCAATCCCTGCCTCATACTGGCAGACATATACACAGAGAATTGCAACCATCGTCACAAAATTCAGCCAGCTTATCCCCATCTGGTTCACCGCACTTCCAATCAGCTCGCACACTATCAGCAGAAGGACCGAAAACTCCATGGAAGTTTTTCTGTTTCCGATGAACTCCTCTAAATATCTGCGGTAAATGCAGAGGTCAAAAAGATTTATGACAAGCCTCACCCCATATAATGCCATGTCACATTCCTCCCTGCACAAACGCTATGTGCTTTTCCGTCAGCTCCTTCCGGTACCCTCTTGTCACTCCCAGCTCTGTGCCGTCTGTAAGCATGACCATGCCGCTGGATACGGAATGAACATGTTTCAAATTAACGATAAAAGAGCCATGAACGGCGGCAAACATGCGCTCGTCCAGGTTCTCCCATATTTCATTCAGGTTCATGTTGGACTGATATTTCATTTTCTTTGTGTGGATTATCGCCTGACGCCCCCGCTTTTCCAGATACAGGATTTCGTCAAACTTCAGACTGTACCGCACCCTGCGGTAACTAAATGAGAAACTCTGATTGGTCAGATTCAGATAGGTCCCTGCCTTCTCAAACAGCACACGGAGCCTTTCTTCTGAGATTGGTTTTGGAATAAAATCAAATGTGACAACTTCAAATACACTTGGCATGTATTTGGTATAGCTGGTAAGAAACACCAGCAACGCCTTAGAATCTGTCTCACGGATCTGTTTTGCCACCGCAAGTCCGTCCATTCCAGGCATCTCAATATCAAGAATGTACATATCCGGCTTTTGCTCCGCATCTGCACATTCCCTCAATAATTCTTCCGGTCTGGTATAAAACACATACTCCACCGCATAGTCGATCATACGCAGTGTATAGCGTCTGATCCTTTCAATGTCCTGCTGATTATCATCGCAGATTGCTACCCTCATAAATCGTCTCCTTCTCAAAATATATTGATCAAATATACATCCCGGAGACTGTGCTGCTTTAACGGCCTGTCATCAGCTTTCTCATATACGCAAGCATACGGTCTATAAATGCATCCCGTTCCTCCCTGCTACAGTTTGCAAGGAACAGTTCAATATCAACCTTATGATTTGTATCCCCCGTAACCAGATAAGTCGGCTCAATCCTGTACTTCTCATACAAGATCAGC